TACTTGGATGGCAATTTGGTCCGCGGCATTTTGGCCGCGTGAGAAATTGTTGAGCTGGTCAATGGATTGACCTGTATTCATCAAATTAATGTCTTCGCCCATGCGCAAACGATTTGAAGCCGTTGTCTTGCCAAGCAAAGCTGCGAGCTGCTGGGCTGCCTTGACGGAATTCAATTCCGATTGAGCTTTGGCGGTGGTGTAGTCACCAGATACATTTCCCTGAGTTGTACTTTGCTGTGAGCGAATTGCCTGGCTCTCGCTGACCGGAGTAATCAAGTCTTTTGTGATTTGGTCAGCGATTTGGGTTTGCGCTACTTTTCGATCAGCGGGTGCAAAATCTTGCGCAGCGCCAACAGCTTTTTGCTCGGCTTGCATTTGCAAGTCGCGTTGACGGCTAAGGCTTTCGCGAATGGCTGCGTTTTGTCGCTCTTGTGCGTCAGAGCTGGCTTGGTACTGCATGTACGCGCCAGAAAGTAATGCCGCAAGGGCGTATGGGGTTATCGGGTCCATATCTCAACCTCCCTTATTTGCCAGCGTATCGCGTGAGTGGCGACGACACACCAAAGTTTTGTTGGCCATAAGCCATGCCAGCGGTCGTGCCCTGGTTCGCTTGATTCATCAAGTAAGCATTGCTCAAGTCGCTGAATAAGTTGCCGACGGTTGCGCCAGCGCGGGCTTGGGCTACGTTGTCAGCATTGACTTTCAAGCCTTCAAGTGCCATCGTGGCGGCAGAGCCCGTGTCAATGCCAGATTGCGCCATGCTCAAAAGATTGGAGCGCGTGCGCTCGTCTGCTGTTTTCAAGTCGGCAGCGCTTTGGTCGGCGATACCACCAGCGCGCAACAGACCTTCATTGGTTCGGCGGTCAAGCTCTTGATTACTGTCGACATCAACGGAGCCGCCCATCAAGCCATTGCGAGCCAGGCCAAAACGGTTGTCACGCTCTGCGACTTTGGCTTGTCGGTCCACCTCTAGCTTGTTGAGGTCATACACGTTTGATTTTTGGTCCGCGTACATGGCATCGCGCGAATTGGATGGGTCTCCATCAACCCAGTTGCCATTTGCATCTTGCACTTTGTTGTTGAACACATTGTTAATAGTGCTGGTTGCCGCCTTGATACGTGCCTGGCGTTCTTCTTCTTGACGCCGAGCTTCTGCACCAGGGTCTCCACCACCACCGCCTTTGTGGGGGCGCATGCGCTCTCCAGCACGACGCGGCCATGCACCGATTGCTGGTCCACCAAACTGAGCCGATAGTTCGGACTCAAGCTGCTCAATCGTCATTCGGGTTTGCATAATTTCTCCAGCTCACAACTCAGTGCGCACCACTCGGTACGCGTTTTCAAATCCATATCGGCCAAGCATTCGAGCCATTGCATTGCTGCATGACGCCTCAATCACCGTTGCCCCTGCACTTTTGCACCATGCGCGAAAAGTGACTAAAAATTCATCGGCAACCAAGTCCAAACCTTTTCCACCCATCGCCATGATGTTCACGGCAAGCGTTTGCGGGTAATGCACAAATTCAAATGCCAGTGCCATCACGGCTTCTCCGCCATCTTCAATCACTGCGGTAATCACCCGGCCCTTCGCGTTGAGATCACGGATGTCATCAACCGTGAATTCGCCGCGTGCGGCCTGGTCAATCACTGGTTGCAACAATGGCTTGGCCAGGTGGAATTTTTGCTCTAGAAGCTCAGGGCTGGTGATAAATGTCACGTTCATTTAGACCGGGCCCAGCACGTCGTAATAGAGCGTCACGGCATCCAAGCGAAATGGCTTGTTGTCGTAGTTGCGGAACTTGAGCGAGAACTCGGTGCCGTCGCATCCAACGGGAATCATTCCACCCGGTCGGGTGTTGCCCTTGACGCTCACTGCGTCAGTGAATGCCGTTGGGTCCCGCACGTCGTAGCCCACGGAGAATTCGCAGCGACCTTCCATCACCAAATCGACGCCATGAATGACTTTGCGCATGCCGGGGCTTTTGAGGTCCATGTACGGCAGCTGCAAGATCACCTCAAACAAAGCACCTTGGTCCGTGCTTGCGGCGGTGTCCAGCTTGTAAACGTTGTCACCTGAGCGGATGTAGAGCTCTTGGCCAAGCTCGGCAAAGGCGTCCACCGACTCGGGCAAGTAATACTGGCTCCAAGCGGCAATCTTTGATGTGCGCGAAATCGAATACACAAACAAGTGATTGCCGATTGCGCAGATATATTGGCCAGTGCCGTAGAAGTAAAACGACTTTGGTGTGATGCCAGCCACCTTGGTTTCAGCGCGTACCAGCGAGTCAATCGGTGAGCCCACGTCCACGTCGGCCAAGTTGTTGGTCAGTTGCAGCGTGGTGATCGAGCGAAAGCCGTAGTCACTCAAGAAGTACAAGTCGCCCGCGACGTTGGCCACAGAGCGTGGAAAGCTGGTGCCCACGTTTTCCACAATGGTGCCAAGCCGCATGTTGGCCGGGTTGGGGTCCACAAACCACGTTTGCGCGCCGTCCTTGGACAACACCACCAGCTTGCCTTGATAGATGCCCAAGGCGTTTGCGCTTCGGTCGCCGCGTGAGTTCAAGCCCGTTGGCAAGAAACCAGCGTCATTTGCTTCCGTCCAGTTGCGTGGGTCGCCAGTCTTGCAAAAGCGCACCGTGTCGTTGTTGATCGCAAACAACTTAGAGGCCAGCTTGACCACGCCTGCGCTGCTTGGACAGTTTGGGTCGGTGACTTGTGTGACGGCAGAGCCATCGAGATAGTGGTGCTGGACGGCACCCGTCGTCATTTGCGCGGCCACATAGATGTAGGCGTTGAACACGTCAACATAGGGCACGTCTTTGAGCACTTGGCCAGAGCCAAAGTCGATGTGGTGCGACTGGAAAAGTGGGTTGGCGTGGGTGATGCTGCCTTGCGAGTAGAAGGTGTGCAGCTTGCCAAACGCGGCAAACAATCCCTTGGTGCCAGCTTCAAGCGTTTGAACCAGCGTGATGCCGGGGCGCTTTTGTGTGGCCAAACCCGTGGTGACATACGCATTTTTCATTTCGCGCAAGCGGTTGGCATCCGACACGGATGCGCCTTTGCGAAGGTCAATGCCTAAGTCAAATCGGTCAAAGGTAATGCTTGGCATATCAGCTCCGCAGCGTGTAGCCACCGTTTGTCGTGCGCGCTACTTGGGGCTCACGGTTGGGCTCTCCGGGGCTTGCAAAGTAGCGACGGTTTTCTTTTTGCAAGGACTTCTCTTTGGCGAGCATCACCTCAAACGATTTGGCAGGGGCCTGCGCATCGGGTTGGCGGTAATGGGCTTTGGCGTTGGCCAAGGCATACAAGAACACCAGTCGATGCGGCACGCTTGGGCGGTCGGACTGTTGCTCAAAGCGGCTCTTGCCTGCGGTGTACTCAACAATCAAGTCATAGGCGCGTTCAGGCACTGGCCACACTTCAAGCTGGCCGTTGAGGTTGTCGTACTTTTGAGGGCGGCGGCGCAGCGCTGAGAAAGCACGGTCGGCCTCGGTGATGCCTTGACTCATGGGCTCGCGGATGGTGTCCGATACTTTGAGCCAAATTGAAATCACATTGTTTGGCTCGATGAGCTCGTTCTCCACATCGTTGTGCCAGTCGTAGATGTAAGAGTCAGGGCTCAACACGATTGCAGTTTTCTTGCGCATGACGGGCGGCATGAGCTCGCTATAAATGAAGTCATGCGCTTCTTGCAAAAAGCTCTTGAGAATCACCTCGTTGTTTTTGATCGCAGAGCCTTGCATCACAAAGCCCAACCGACCGCGCAGCTCCGTGAGCAATTCGCCCATTGTTTTGTTGCGTGCTTCGAGTCCGTTCATGGTTGAGTCCTTATGCTGGGAATTTTTCTTTGAGCCAGTTCTCCAGCATGAAGATGGCCCGGCTACCCATGTGGCCCGACACACCCACAAATGCCGCCGTCATCAACTGCGAGATTCCCGCGTTTTCGCAAAGCCAAAAAGTAATCACGCCAGCAAATGCGCTTGTCACCAACTCACCAATGAACTCAATCAGATTGAAGACACGGGCGTGGCCCGTTTGCATTTTTCGCATGAAGTTCACAATGCCTCCCAATATGGCGAGCAAGAAAACCCACGCGTATGTGAGCAATGAATATGAGGTTGGGTCTTTATCAAGCACGGTGCGTGGTTCCTGTTCTGGCCGCTGTTGATGGGAAATTTCTTAGGCCGCATTGATGGCAGACCACCATACGGTGCCGGAGTCCTCGTTGGACTCGACGCCTTGCAGAATGACGATTTGCTCAAGTTTTAATTTGGCGTTTTCTTGCGCAAGCAATTTGCTTTGCTCGATGAAACTTTGATAGCGCGGCTGCACGTCAGCCGTGATGAGGGTTGCGTCGTTCTCGACGGACTCTTTGAACTCAACAATATCGCCGTAAGACTTGTGGGCCCATGCGAACACGGTTGGCAAATGGGCAAAGCCAGTGAGCGAATCTTTAAATGCTTGCGGCAATTCATCTGGCCCGGCAATGAAGTTGGTTTGCACGATTACCTCGCCTGTCGCGGCGTCGTGCTTCACTAGGTTTGCTCCGACTTTTTCGTAATACTCAATCGGCGCACCCGTGGCCAAGTCAAAGGCGACCCACTCGTATTCGATGCCATCGCAGCTTGCTTGGTGCTGGTACCAGTCAGTCACCACGCCATCTTTGACCTTGATGTGAAAGAGCTTATCGTTTGCGAAATAGCCGAAGGTGCGAGACCAGCGAGCGTTTGTCGTGAGGTTGAAAACGGAGTGGTTGTTAAACAATGGGTTGGCACCTGACGCTACGAAAGCGCCAGCCTCACCAAAGGAAATCGGCTCTTGTGCAAACTTCGCACAATAAAACTGATAAGCCACATACCAGTCGGCAAGCATTATCTGGGTCACATCAAACACTGGCGTCATTGAGGCTTCGCGATTGATTTGCTCGCGCAACGTTGCCGCGAAATAGGTAGCCTCATCGACGGTTGCAAAAGCAACGGTGCTGACGGTGAATGGATTGAAGATTTGGAACATTAGGAAACGCCTCCATAAACCCGCACTTGTCCGGGGCCGGGCCATGAGACTGCTTTGCCGTTCAAGTTGATGGCCTTGCCACCCGCACCACCGCCGCTGGTCAATGTGTACGCCATGTTGACGGAGCCGTTTCCACCGCCACCGCCTGCGCCACCGCCACCGCCCGCAGTCGCAGTCGATGAGCCGTTTGCGTTTTGGTAGGCAGAAGTACCGCCAGCGCCACCCCAGCCTCCGCCGCCACCACCCGCTGCGCCGCGTGAGTATGGGCCGCCACCAACTGCGCCACCTGCTGCACCTGTGCCGCTTGATGAGTTGCCACCTGCGCCGTTGCCGCCTGCGGTCGTGTTCGCACCACCGCCGCCGCCGCCACCGCCACCGATGTAGCCGTTGTTGACGATTGCCGTGGCATAGCCAAGCGAAAGCGCGGCACCACCAGCACCGCCAACACCCGTTGCGCCAGCGCCGGGCGTGCCCGTGATGTAGCTGTTGTTTACAAGCGTCAGCGTGTCGCCCGTCGTTCCGCCAGTCAACGTCAAGCCAACGCCGCCAGAGCCGTAGCAAATGCCACTGACCGTGACGGTGATGTCCGATACCCCGGCGACGTAGCCACCAATGGCTGCCACGTTGAGCGCCACGTTGGCACCACCGCCCAGCGTCGTTGAGACTGCCACGCGGTTTGATTTGCCGCGTCCATCGCTCATGCTGATTGCACCACTGGCCTTGCCAAATAGTGTGCGCACCGCTGAGTCATTCAGGCTTCGCGCTGACGTACCTGCGGCACCAAGCTCAACGCTCACTTGCGAAAATGAAATTGGGTTTGGTGAGACTGGTAGGGTCACTTGAGTGCGGCCTTAATGGACTGAATCTCAGAGTCGATTTCTTTGATTGCTTCAATCAAAAGCGGAATCAAGCGGTCGTACTGCACGGTCAAGAACTTGGCATCGCATGGCGCGGGTGCTGTCACCTCGGGCAGTGTTGCGTAGCACTGCTGTGCCGACACGCCCACCTCGCGCTTGACCTGATAGCCGTATGACTGCGCCAGCTCGTTGGCTTCGTAGTAGAAGCCGCTCAAGGTGCGCACTTTGGCCAAAGCGTCTTGAATCAGGCCGAGGCGCTTTTTGAGTCGGTCGTCAGAGTAGTAGGCCGTAATGTTGCCGAAGGCGCGAATCTCGCCCTTCACGCCCGATGCGGCAGTGCCAACACCCAGCGAGTTGGCTGCGCCATCTGTGTTGATGTCCAAGCCAACGCCTTGTGGGCCAGTTGCACCTTGTGGGCCCGTGGGTCCAGTCGGTCCAGTCGAGCCAGTTGTGCCCGTTGGGCCTTGGATGCCCTGCGCGCCTGTGGAGCCTTGTGGTCCAGTTGGGCCAGCGGGTCCAGTTGCGCCCGTGGTACCCGTCGCGCCCGTCAAACCAGTGTCGCCCTTGGCGGCCACCTTGTTCCATTGCGTTGTCGCAAGGTCGGTGGGAATCACGTTGGTTGAGGATTGCAGCGCAACCCATGAGCTGCCACCGTATGACACGACATCATCAACGACATACGCCGTTGTGCTGTACCAAACGCCCTTCCAGTTCATGCCCTTTGCGCCCTGAATGCCTTGTGGGCCTTGGACGCCTTGAACACCCTGCGCGCCTGTTGCGCCAGTATTCCCGGTCAAGCCTTGCGGACCAGTTAAGCCCGTGGGGCCAGTTGGACCAGTTGGGCCAGTCAAACCTTGTGGACCCGTCAGGCCCGTGGGGCCAGTCATGCCCGTGGGACCAGCTGGCCCGGTGTTGCCTGTTGGGCCAGTCATACCAGTTGGACCAAGCGGGCCAGTGGGGCCGAGTGGGCCAACGTCGCCTTGAATGCCTTGCAGTCCTTGTGGGCCGATAGGACCAACGGGTCCCATGGGGCCGACTAAGCCCTGCACGCCTTGGTCGCCTTTTTCGCCCTTGCCGAATGGCACGCCACCCGACCACACGCCAGCG